TAAACGTTTTAGATGGGGAAACTATATCTGAAATGTGTACATTCGTATCAAAGGGATCTTCTTACGAAGCATCTGGCAATAACCATGATGACTTGGTTATGAACTTAGTACTATTCGCATGGTTTACTAGTACTGATATATTCCAAGGTATTACTGATATTGATATGAAGAACTTATTATATAGAGAGCAATTATTAGCAATACAAGAGGATATGTTACCATTTGGCATTATTGATGATGCTAATTACGATATAGAAAAGGGTGTTGGAGATGGAGAAGGAAATGTTTGGTATGAACAACCAGCAGATCCATTTGATCGATATTTACAATAAACCTTTAAATCTTTATTTATATAAATAACTATGATTGAACATAACCGTATTATGAAAACTTATAAATAAACTCAATTTGAGAGGACACACACATGGCATTTCAAGTATCACCAGGCGTCCAAGTCAAAGAAATTGATGCAACAGGGGTAGTACCCGCAGTATCAACATCTATTGGTGGATTCGCTGGATCATTTAATTGGGGTCCCGTAGAAGAAGTTACATTGGTTAGTTCAGAAACTGAATTAGCTAGTATCTTTGGAACATCGGATTCTAGTACATACAAATACTTTCTAACTGCAGCATCATTCCTAAAGTATGGTAACGCATTGAAAGTAGTAAGAGCAACATCCACTTTGGCTGATAACGCCACATCAGATGGCTCAGGTCTATTAGTAAAAAATAGAGAACATTACCTAAACAACTACGACAATGGAGCAACTGGCAAAGGAAGCTGGGTTGCAAAATACGCTGGAGCTTATGGTAGTAGTCTAAAAGTTGAAACTGTAACTGGCGGAATCGCTCAAAGCGCATTCGATAGCTGGACATATTCAGGCAACTTTGATAGCAAGCCTTCAACCTCAGACCAAGCTGTAGCTCTTGGCCACGGTTCAGCAAATGACGAAGTTCATATTGTAGTTATTGACGAAGATGGTCAATTTACTGGAACTGCTGGAACTGTTTTGGAAGCTTTTGCATTCGCTTCACAAGCAGTAGATGCTAAGAAAGCTGATGGAACTAGTGCTTACTATAGAGACGTAATCAACACACAATCTAGATACATTTGGGCTGGTGACGCACCAACTACTTGGACTCAAAGCGGAAATACTTTGGCTGTTCAAGGTGCAAGTGGTTATGCTGGAGATGCTGCTCCAGGAACAAGTTCACTATCCGGTGGAACTGATTCTGGTGCTGATGTTACTGCTGGTAATATTATTGCGGCATATGATCTATTAGCTGACGAAGAAACAATTGATGTTAACTTACTATTTGCATATCCTGACGCTAATGGCGCTAAGGTAATTGCTGATAAGTTAATCGCGATTTGTAATGCTAGAAAAGATTGTATGGCATTTGTATCACCACCTATTGATGATAGTGTTGGAACTGCAACACCTGCTGCTGATGTTAAAGTATGGGCTGATAGTCTTACTTCAACTTCATATGCATCATGTGATTCAGGCGCGGTATACGTATACGATAAGTATAACGATCAATATCGTTGGCTTGGAGCTGGCGGTCTTTGTGCTGGTCTTTGTGCTAATACCGATGATGTTGCAGATGCATGGTTCTCACCAGCTGGTGTAAATCGTGGCCAACTGTTAGGTGTAGTCAAATTGGCTTATAACCCTAAGAAAGCTGATAGAGATGCTCTTTATAAAGCAAGAGTTAATCCTTTAGTTTCTTTCCCAGGTCAAGGTACAATGTTATTCGGTGATAAGACTCTATTGTCTAAGCCCGGTGCATTTGATCGAATTAACGTGAGACGTTTGTTCATCGTATTGGAAAAAGCAATTAGTACAGCCGCTAAAGGTCAACTATTTGAATTCAACGATGAGTTTACCAGAGCTCAATTTAGAAACTTACTTGAGCCATTCCTAAGGGATGTTAAAGGTAGACGTGGAGTAACAGACTTTAAAGTAGTTTGTGATACTACAAACAACACGGGACAAGTTATTGATGCTAACAGATTCGTTGCAGATATTTATATCAAGCCAGCCAGATCTATTAACTTCATCAACTTGAACTTTATTGCAACCAGAACCGGAGTCGATTTTTCTGAAATCGCCGGGCTATAATTAGGAGATTACAATGGCTATTTTAGGCGTAGATGATTTTAAATCCAAGCTAGTTGGAGGTGGTGCACGTGCTAATATGTTCAAGGTTACTTGTAACTTTCCTTCATATGCTCAGGGTGACGTTGAACTATCTTCCTTCTTAATTAAAGGCGCTCAAATGCCTTCATCAGTGGTAGCACCTGTTCCTGTATTATTCAGGGGTAGACAACTACAATTAGCTGGTGATAGAACGTTTGAACCATGGACTATTACCATTATCAATGATACTGGTTTCGAAATCCGTAATGCTTTTGAAAGATGGATGAATGGTATTAGCGAGCACAATAACAATACTGGTTTGAGTAATCCTACCGATTACCAATCTGATATGATTATTGAGCAGTTGAACAAGCAGGGCGTTTCAACTAAGCAATACGATTTAAGAGGGTGTTTCCCTACAAACATTAGTGCAATTGATGTAAACTATGATTCTGAGAATACTATTCAGGAATTTACAGTTGAACTTCAAGTGCAGTATTGGGAGTCTGGAACTACTTCTTAGAAGAGGTATAAATAATATTAGAAGAGGGGGGACAGTCCCCCCTCCGATAATATGATGAGGAATATTCAAAATGGCAGAATTTTTTGGCTTTGAGATAAACAGAAAGAAAGGTGGCGCTCCCATAGAGCTTCCTTCGTTTGTCCCTGATACCGATCAAGACGGCGTTGGTGTAATTACTAGCGGTGGCGGTTACACTGGGCAGTACGTTGATATTGATGGTGATAAAGCCAAGAATGAGATAGAGCTTATTTACAAGTATCGTGATATTGCGGCACATCCAGAATGCGATGCAGCCATTGAAGATATTGTCAATGAAGGAATCATTGGTAGTAACTCTTCAGCTCCAGTAGAAGTAGTCTTAGATGAAATGGATGCTTCTGATAAAATTAAAAGTGCTATCAAAGAAGAATTCGATAATGTTGTTAGTCTATTAGGCTTTAATAGTTATGGTCATGACATATTTAGAAAATGGTATGTTGACGGTAGATTACCATATCACATAATCGTAGATCCAAAGAACCCTAAAGCGGGTATACAAGAATTAAGATATATTGATCCAACTAAACTTCGTAAGATTAGAGAAGTTACTGAAGATAAAGATCCAGTAACTGGAGCCAATATAATTACTGGTCAAAAAGAATACTTTTTGTTCCAAGATGGTAAAATGCTTGACGCAAGTCAAGGCCTTAAGATCCACCCTGATTCCATAGCTTATGCTACATCAGGTATGTTGGATGCTAATAGAAAACGAATTTTATCGTATCTACATAAGGCAATAAAACCTACAAATCAATTAAGAATGATGGAAGACTCATTGGTAATCTATAGGATATCAAGAGCTCCTGAAAGACGTATCTTTTATATAGACGTTGGTAATTTACCTAAGGGTAAAGCCGAAGAGTATTTGAAAAACATTATGGGTCAGTATAGAAATAAACTGGTCTACGATGCTCAAACCGGAGATATTAAAGATGACCGTAAACATATGTCGATGCTTGAAGACTTCTTCTTACCGCGTAGAGAAGGTGGCAGAGGCACAGAAATTTCGACCCTCCCAGGAGGAGAAAATCTTGGGCAAATCGATGATATCATCTACTTCCAAAAGAAACTTTACAGATCGCTCAACGTTCCAGTTAACCGTTTAGAGCAAGAATCAACGTTTACTTTAGGTAGATCTACAGAGATTACAAGAGACGAAGTTAAGTTTAAGAAGTTTATTGATAGATTAAGAAACAGATTTTCTGATCTGTTTTTACAATTGCTAAAAACTCAGTTATTGCTTAAAGGTATTATAACTGATTCAGATTGGCATAAAATGAAAGAAGACATTGCCTTTGACTTTATTGAAGACAACCACTTTGCTGAGCTGAAAGAAACTGAAATGACTCAGCAACGGTTTGAAATGCTTAGTCAAATGGATGAATATGTTGGTAAATATGTTTCCCATCAATGGATTCGTACAAACATTTTGAAACAGTCTGAAGATGAGCAAAAAGAGATCCAAAAGCAAATTGAAGCAGAGAAAAAATCTGGTGAAATTGAAGATGATGACGATCTTGACATCTAAATTATTATAAATAATATACAAGGGAACAAATAAAATGAGCATTGAAAGTTTAATTGATAACGTTAAAGACGGCAACAACGTAGAAGCTGGTAAGGTATTTAATAGCCTTATGGCTGATAAGATGTCGGCAGCTTTAGAAGCTGAAAAAATTAATGTAGCCTCTAGTTTAATTACTAGAAAATCTTCTCAAGAAGAAGAGTAATAGGAGAAGCGATATGAAGATGATCGCAGAATACCATGACAGCGATCTTACCGTCATAACCGAAAAGGTTGGCGGAAAGAAGAGCATGGTTATCGAAGGCGTGTTTATGCAAGCCGACGCAAAAAACAGAAATGGTAGAATATACGAGAAAAGTATATTAGAAGCTGCCGTTAATAAATATGTAACAGAACAAGTAAGTACTGGTCGAGCTGTTGGGGAACTAAACCACCCTGAAGGTCCGACCATTAACTTAGATAAAGTTTCACATAAGATTACTGAACTTCGTTTTGAAGGAAGTAATGTTATAGGAAAAGCATCAATCCTTAACACCCCAATGGGCAATATCGTAACCGGTTTGTTAGAAGGTGGAGTTAAACTTGGTGTATCAAGTCGTGGTATGGGTAGTCTTGTGCAAAAGAATGGTACTATGTATGTGAAGGATGACTTTATGTTATCCACTATCGATATAGTCCAAGACCCTTCCGCTCCAGAGGCTTTTGTCAATGGGGTTATGGAAGGCGTAGATTGGGTATGGAATAATGGTATCCTATGCGCACAAGAAATTGAGAAAATTGAGACTGAAATAAAGGAAGCTCGAGGTATGCGCTCTGCGGATATTGAGATTAAAGCTTTTAAGAATTTCCTCTCGAAACTTGTAAATTCTTAATAGGAGAATAAAATTATGTCAGAGACATTAGAAAACGAAATAGTCGAAGACGTATCAGAAACTGAAGAGCTTGAAACTGAGCTCGTTGAAGACCAACAAGTTGAAAGCGAGGAAGATCTCGAAGAAGCTAAGGTTGCTAAAGAAGATGGTGATGAAGACGATGAAGACGAGTCCGATGATGAAGAGGACGAAGATGAAGTCGTAGAAATGCCAAAAACTAAAGCTGCCATTATGGCATCAGTAAACGATATGTTGAAAGGCGCAAAAAAGGACAGTGCACAGAAGATCTATGCAGCAGTATACAAAACTATCACAGCTCCAGATGTTGAAGCTCCAAAAGTTTATAAGGAAGACGCCGAAGTTGACGTTAGCCATATTGACTATAAGGAAGACTTAGACGGATTGGTTGCTGAAGAAGCTACTTTATCAGATGGTTTCCAAGCGAAAGCCGGAATCATTTTTGAAGCTGCTTTGAAGTC